TTGCCTTCAGTGATGGAAGTACCTACCATCCTTGACAAAAACGGCAATCCGACGACCAAGAATGATTTTATCTCTACTCGGATTATTGCTCCATATCTTACTATGTTGCAATCAAAAAAGGCTGAACAAGAAGCATATAACAAAGTGCTATCTGATATAACAGGTTGTTTAGAATTAGTTGCCGACGCAGCTTCAGCGAATGACTTTATCGCCCATATTGATGATTTCAACCATGTGGGAAGTTCAAAGATGAAAGCCTCAATGATGTTGGCAGCTAAGGCGAAAGAATTAGGACTGATTTTTAACAAAGAGACTAAAACTTATTCAGATGCAGCCTAAGTATAAGATATATGCTACATTATTGGATTCTTACTTCAATTACCTTAATAGCGATGTCATATATGAGCGTTATTATGGGTGGAGTGAGAATCCGCCTTGTACAGAAGAAGAGTTTCAGCAGAAGCAGTTCCAAGAACTGATAGACCGTATTAACCGTAAACCGTTTGACAGCGAAGTTGCCGACAAGGGTACGGCTTTTAATGAGGTCATTGACTGTATGATTGAGAACCGGAAATCTGAAACGGTGCAGGTAGAAAAGATATATTCTGATATAGGGAATGGCGAGCAAAAGGTTATAGCCTTGAAAGCCGTTTATAACAATCGTTCATTTGTCTTTCCTATATCCCTTTGTCGTGAGTTCGCAAATTACTACAAAGGGGCGTTGACGCAGCAACGTGTAGAGGCAATCCTTCCGACTGCATACGGCAATGTATTGGTTTACGGTCTGATTGACGAACTGATGCCTACCAGTG